CTAATGATCTCCGCGATCAGGAGCGCCCCGATGAGCTGGTCAGCGGACCCCGGCTTGAGCTTCTTGTCCGCCGTGGCCTCGGTACACCCGTCCTCAATGAGCTTGGCCCTGAGCGCCGCTCGGGTGAGGTATGGCATGCCATTGCGATCCTCGGCCCCGGAGGCGTACCACGCCGCCTCAAACTGCTTCCGCAGGGTCTCGACCTTGTTCTCCTTCTTGGCCGCCACGGGGGCCTCTGTGAGGCTCACGACCGCGCTCGTGACTGCCTGCCCGTCCTCGTCAAGCCAGCCGGGGATTGTGACCGAGGTAAGCTCCGCCCAGACGGCCTCGGCCAGCTCCGCGTCCTTGGACTTGCGCTGGACGATCTGCATGGGGGCGCCGTCCTTGCCGGGCACGATGCTGATCTCGATGTCGAGGGCCCCGCGCCATGCCGAGGACCCGCGCGCCCGGTGCTGGGCCTCGTCGCTGACGCCGGTATGGTGAACCAGCAGGACCGAGCACCCGAACTCGCCCATGAGGGCCCCGCAGGCGTCTAACATGGTCTTGGCGTCTTGGGCGCTGTTTTCGTCGCCCAGAAGAAATCTGTGGAGAGTATCGACGACGATCAGGCTGGGCCGCTTGGGCAGCGCCCGAATGTTGTCCACGACCCTCAAATAGCCTGCGGGGGTGTTGAGGTCGCAGCCGTCGCGTGAGAGCCACATGGATAGGGGCCCGGCGCTATTGTGGACCTTCCAAGCCGCCACGCGGCCCCGCAGGCCGTGGTGCCCCTCACCGGCAAGGTAGACGACCGTCCCCGTTCGAACGCGGTTCTGGGCCCACTCCTGAACGCCCGCAGCCATGCGCAGGCACCAGTCGAGCACCACGAAAGTTTTTCCGCCCCCGGAGGGGCCGTGGACCATGATGAGGGCCTTGTCCTGAAGCCACCGCTTAACGAGCCATGCGATCGGGGCGGGCTGGGCGCAGAAGTCGTCGGCGGGGATGAGCCAGTCGTCCTTGGGCGGCGATAGGAGCGCGGCGAGGTCGTGCCCGGCCTGCTTGTAGTCGTTGGCGTCACCCGGCTCTGGAGGCATGACCATGCGGGCTCCGTGCTTGGCCGAGGCCTGCTCGGCGTAGCGCTGGCCCACCCCGGAGGCGTCGTTGTCGGCCACGATGACGATGTCCTGGGCGGCGCCGTGGATCTCGCGCAGGATCCCGGTGACGGGGACGAGGTTGGATGCGGAGTAGGCGACGATGCAGGGGCGGTTCGTGGCCTCGTGGATGGTTGCTGCGGTTGCGAAGCCCTCGGCTATGTAGAGGGTGCCGGGGTCGTCGTTGGTCCCGACTTGCCAGAAGCGGGAGCCGGTCTGGGCGCCGGAGTGGTAGAGCTTGCCGCCGTCTGCGGCGATGTATTGGAGGCTCGAGAGGTTCCCGGCTTGGTCGAACAGGGGGACAACGAGTCGCCCGTCGCCGGTGACGCGGGCCCCGTGGGTCTTGATGCCCTTGGTCTTGAGGTATGGGTGGTCTTCGTTCGCCGGGCCGCACTCGGTCCAGATGGTTTCGATGGTGCTTGAGGCTACTTCCTGCTTCTTGGCCGCCTCGGCGTCTCGCAGGGCCTTGGCCTCGGCCATGCGGCGGACGTGGGCCATTTCCTCGGTGTGGGTGAGCTTGCGGCCTATGTCCGCCCGCCATGTGGACTCAATGCCTGACCGCCAGCACCCGAACCGTCCGGCGGGGATGCCGTCGCCGAAGGCGATGTACCAGCCTGTTTTGTCGCCGTGGCCGCCCGATCCTTTGGTGCCAGAAATAAATCTGTGGATCTTTCCATCGAGGAGGATTTCGCGGGGTGAGTTGAGGCCTGCCCCGACGATGGCGTCTCGGAGCTGATCTTCGGGGGAGAGAGTGTTTTCTGAGGGTGGCGCCCACGGGCCACCCAAGATGTCAGTGAGATCAGCCATGTTGTTTCGCCCCTTCAAGATAATCGCTCAGGGCCTTCAGGACCTTGTAGCTGGGGTTTGCGTCCTCGTTGTCCCGCACGGCTTTGATGGTGTTGTAGTGCAGGCCGGTCGCCGCTGAGACCATGCTAATGCGCCGGTCCTGCAAGGCAAGCCTTATCGCCTCTATTGTCAGCATATTTCATTTCCCTGTGGGATTTTGACATTACGGTGTTGCAAAGTGCCACGGGAGGGCTTAGGTTGCAAGTGTTGATCGACCGGATGGTCCGACCGATCAAGAACCGAAGGAGGCCGCATTGGCCATTTCTGTAAAAACCACGGGCAGCTTGTCTGCCAACGGCGTCAAGATGCTCGTCTATGGGCAGGCTGGCGCCGGAAAGACCAGCCTGATCCGCACCCTGCCGGATCCAATCATCCTTTCGGCTGAGGGTGGGTTGCTTTCTATTCAGGACGCCGACCTGCCGTTCATTGAAATCACCAGCATGGACGACCTCATGGAGGCCCATGCCTGGCTGACCTCGGAGGCGGGCAACGGCTTCAAGAGCGTGGCGCTCGACAGCATTAGCGAGATTGCTGAGGTTGTGCTGAATCACGAGAAGAAGATCGCCAAGGACCCTCGGCAGGCCTATGGCGCCATGCAGGAGCAGATGGCGGACATCATCCGCGCCTTCCGCGACATCCCCAACAAGCACGTTTACATGAGCGCGAAGCTGGAGAAGTCGCAGGATGAGATGGGGCGGATCCTTTACGCGCCATCGATGCCCGGCAACAAGACCGGCCAGCAGCTTCCCTACTTCTTTGATGAGGTGCTGGCGCTGCGGGTTGAGAAGGACGCTGACGGCAACACCCAGCGCGCCCTGATGTGCGACTCGGACGGGCTTTGGAACGCCAAGGACCGCTCGGGCAAGCTTGGCGCTTGGGAAGCCCCGGACCTCAGCGAGATCATCGCCAAGATCGGGGGTGCGGTATGAAGCCCTTGCAGAAACTTGCTGAAGAATGGCTTGAAGCCAAGAACGCTGAGGTGGAGGCCACCGAAAAGCGCCGCATGATTGAAGACGAGGTTGTTCGGATTCTGGAGATTAAAGAGACCGACGATCACGCCAGAGAATTTGAGGCGGACCCGTTTACGTTCAAGATTACTTGTCGGATTAACCGGAAGGTGAACGGTGACTTGGCTCAAGAAATAGCAGCGGAACATGACATGCAGGATTACCTGAGCACGTTGTTTCGCTGGAAGCCAGAACTGAGCATGTCTGCATGGAAAGGCGTGGGCGATAACGTGAAGCAAGTCTTCGCCCGCGCAATCACCGCAACTCCTGGGCGTCCTACTTTCGCAATCACGCGGGAAGCCCCTATCTCTAACATGAAGGCAAAGTGAAATGGCAAACCTTGGTGAAACCTTTGACGTCTCCGCCCTCCCGCAGGGCAACACCGGCAGCTACGATCCTCTGCCGCCTGGCTGGTACTCGGCCACCATGGCGGGTGCGGAGCTAAAGGCGACGAAGACCGGCACTGGCCAGTATATCGCCATCCGCTATGACATCACCGGCCCGACCCATCAGGGGCGCGTGGTGTTCGGCAACCTGAACATCCGCAATCAATCTCCCAAGGCTGAGGAGATCGGGCGCCAGCAGCTCGGCGACATTTGCCGCGCGATTGGTCTGGCGAAGGTGAGCGACACAGACCAGCTCGTCGGCAACAGCTTGATGATCAAGTTGGATGTCGAGAAGTCGGCTGAGTATGGCGACAAGAACCAAGTGAAGGGCTTCAAGCCCATCGCTGGCGGTGCGCCGCCCCGCGTTGCGGCTCCCGCTGCGGCGGCGGCGCCTGCCGCCACCACAAAGGCCGCGCCTCCTTGGGCGAAGAAGTAAGGCTAATGACCGGGGTGGCAACGCCCCGGTCTCTTTTTAGGAGGTCAATCATGTTGTATTTGACAAACGAAAATATGGTGACGTTGGAGTGCCCAATTTGCATGGGCCAAAATCTACACAATAAAAAAATAAAAATATTTGAAATTGAAAAAAAGCTTGAGACTGGAAAAATTATGTTGTGCGAATTTTGGTGCGAAAACTGCGAGTCAAATAGCTCTTTAGTATTGTTTGAAGACCACGGCACCACTGGGTTTTATTGGGATGATGAAGATGAAAATACCTGACCGCGAAAACACCATTGAAAGCCTGATCGACAAGAGCCACGAGAACAGGCCCAGCAAGCCGCGCCCGCACATGGGCGCCTCGATGCTTGGGAGCGCCTGCGAGCGTTGGATGTGGCTATCGTTTCGCTGGGCGGTGCAGCCTAAGTTTTCGGGCCGCATTTTGCGCTTGTTTCGCCGGGGACATCAGGAAGAAGAGAACATCATCAAAGACCTGCGTGCGATTGGCGTTATGGTGAAGCCTGTGGACATGCAGGACGGCGTAAACTTTGGTTGCCACGTTTCCGGCAGCATCGACGCCGTGATTGAAGGTGGCGTGCCAGAAGCCCCGCACAAGCGGCATATTGGTGAGTTCAAGACGCACTCATTGAAATCATTTAACGACGTGGAGGCGAAGGGTGTCCAAAAATCAAAGCCTGAACATTACGCTCAGATGCAGGTCTACATGCACGGGACCGGGATTGACCGTGCTTTATACGTGGCGGTTTGCAAGGACAACGACCGCATGTACACCGAGCGGGTCAGGTATGACAAAGAGGTGGCGGAAAAGCTGGTCGCGCGTGGCCAGCGTGTGGCGGTGTCTGAGCGTATGCCGCCGCCTATATCAACTGACCCGTCATGGTTTCAGTGTAAATTCTGCGATGCACATTCTTTCTGCCACGAGACGAAGCTGACCCAGCACGTCAATTGCAGAACCTGCGCCCATTCAACGCCAATGCCAGACAGCACATGGCGGTGCGAGCGGTGGGGCTCTGAGATTGCGGTGGAGTATCAGTATCAGGGATGCGAGGCGCATACGCTCCACCCCGATTTGGTGCCGTGGCACATATTCGACGGCAGCGACTGGATCGCCGTTTACGAAGTTGACGGGAAGAAAGTCAGGAACGGCGAGGGCGAGGTTAGCAGCCAAGAACTGATCGACAACGCCGAAGGCTGCACGAAACCTATTGTTGAGAAGGTGAAGAATATATGGCCCGGCGCCAAGGTGGTGAAATATGACCCAACTTCGTGACTATCAACGCAAAGCCATCGACGACCTCTACGACTGGTTCTCGGCTGGCAACGCAGGCAACCCCTGCGTTGTCATGCCAACCGGATCGGGCAAAAGCCATATTGTGGCGGCGCTTTGCAAGGAGGCCTTGCAAGCGTGGCCGGATCAGCAGATTTTGATGCTGACCCATGTGAAGGAGCTGATCGAGCAGAACGCCGAGAAGCTTCGCCAGCACTGGCCCAACGCGCCCATGGGGATTTACTCGGCCAGCATTGGCATCAAGCACCTTGGTGAGCCCATAACCTTTGCTGGGATTCAGTCGATCGGGAAGAAGGCAAAGGAAGTTGGCCACGTTGATCTGGTGATCATTGACGAGTGTCATCTGGTCAACCATCGGGAGACCGGCGAGTATCGCGCCTTTATTGACGAGCTCACCAAGATTAACCCGGCGCTTCGCGTGGTGGGGTTGACCGCCACGCCATTTAGGCTTGGGCACGGTTACATCACCGACAAGCCCGCCTTGTTTGATGCACTGCTTGAGCCAGTCAGCATCGAGGAGATGATCTACAAGGGTTTTTTGGCTACGCTCCGCAGCAAGCACACAACGACGCAGCTTGATGTGTCGAACGTCAAGAAGCGCGGCGGCGAATATATTGAGAGCGAGTTGCAGGCAGCGGTGGACACCGACGAGAAGAACCGAGCGGTGGTGGACGAGGTCATAAGCATGGCCGGGGACCGCAAGGCCTGGTTGTTCTTCTGCACTGGCGTGGCTCACGCTCGCCATGTGGCCAAGGTGCTGATCGAGAAGGGCATTCCTGCGGCTTGCGTGACGGGCGACACGCCGAAGAAAGAGCGCGAGCAGATATTGGCGGACTTCAAAGCAGGGCGGCTACGGGCTCTCACCAACGCGAATGTGTTGACGACGGGGTTTGACTACCCCGACATTGATTTGATCGCCATGATGCGCCCCACGCTCAGCCCCAGCCTATATGTGCAGATGGCAGGGCGTGGGATGCGACCGAAGTCGCACACCGATCACTGTATGGTGCTCGACTTTGCGGGCGTTGTATCTACGCATGGCCCCATCACGGCGGTGCAGCCGCCCAAGAAGCCCAAACCCGGTCAGGAGGGTGAGGCGCCGGTAAAGGCCTGCCCTGAATGCCACGAACTTGTTCACCCGCGCGTAGAGATTTGCCCTTGCTGCGGGTTTCAATTTCCAATCGCGCAGAAGAAATTGAAATTGCACCACGACGACATCATGGGGCTGGATGGAAACGAGATGGAAGTCACCGACTGGCGCTGGCGCAAGCATATCAGCCGCGCCAGCGGAAAGGAGATGTTGGCTGTGTCATATTATGGCGGCATCTCAGACCCGGCCATCATTGAGTATTTTCCGGTGACGCATGAGGGCTATGCGGGGCAGAAGGCGGCGCAAACAATCTTTGCCCTTAGCTCTGCCTCAAAGGCTAAAATCAGTTTGACCGAGACTGATTTGGATGCAATGTCGATGGCGCTAAACACCGGGGCTCCCCCTAAGACCATCGAGTACAAAAGAGACGGAAAGTTCTTCCGAGTCATGAAAAGGAGCTGGGCATGAGACATGAGAAGCCAGAAGAATTGATCGCGCATGAGAAAATGATGAAGGAACTATTCGCAAAGGGCCCACCCCGATTCTGTTACAACTGCATGAATTATAGTGGTGATGGCCGGTGCGGCGTGTTTGACATGGAGCCGCCCAAGGAGTTCACTCAGACGGCAAACCAATGCGATGAATGGTTTATGGAGCCACCGTTTTGACCAATAGAATACCAACAGAGCACGAAGAGCAGCGCGAGGTGGTGAAGTGGTTCCGCCAGACGTTTTCCGGGGTTCGCATCTTTGCGATCCCCAACGGCGGGGTCCGCAGCATCACCACGGCGGCGAAGCTGAAGGTCGAAGGCGTCAGCCCTGGCGTGCCTGATCTTTATGTGCCAGCCTGGAAACTGTGGATTGAAATGAAGCGTGTAAAGGGTGGAGTCGTTGATAAGAGCCAAAAAGATTGGCATGAATACTTGACCTCCATCGGCGATACCGTCATCGTGTGTCGTGGCGCTGAAGAAGCCAAGACAATGATTGAAGAAGCCAAACCAGTTTAAACCTAGTCCAACGAAAGGAGCGTAAATGCGTTTTGAAATCATCATGAACATGCCCACCCGAGGTGGTATTGATAAAATTAGCGAGCCAGTTCACCGACTGGTTGTCGATCACCCTTCTAAATCTCTTGAAGAGTTTGTGCATGTGCTCATGAACTATGACTTCGTCATCGTCGATGAGTTTTATCCAGACCCAGTCACTAAAGCGTACAAAAGCCATGGGCTGATTGCCCTCAACCACCGATACGTCGGAAAAATCAAACAATGGGACAGAAAGCAATGAACCACAAAGACGTGCTCTACAAAGCAGCCGAAACCCTGAACGATCGCGGCGCTAATTATGGCGACATTGAGGAGATGTTCACAGACACAGCAAAAATGGCGTCAATTGTGCTTGGTAAGGAGATCACAAAGTATGATGTGACGACCATTATGGAGATGGTGAAACTGCGGAGACGCCGCGCAAACCCTAAGCTTGCTGATAACTACATCGACAATGTAAACTACACTGCGTTCTCGGCGCAGTTTGCCCTGAACGATACTGAAGGAGAGAAA